AGTAACTGATATGTTTGATTGATTATCAAAAGATGCAGTGACTGTAGCAACTTGAGATACATCCGCGGGTGGTAAATTGGTGATTTGTGAACCATCACCTTTAAAATATGAAGCCGTTACAGCACCGATTAAGTTTATTGAACCAGTTGTAGTTGCATCAGTAACTAATACTGATTGTATAGATGGTGTTCCATTATCTTTTTCAAAAAATATTCGACCATCATAGGTATTTATCGCCAACTCTCCTAATTCTAAGGAGCTGGTTGTAGGAACTTTACCCTGAACTGCTGTTCTCTTTAACTTTAATACTTGTGCCATATGTATGACTTGCCAATTTCATTATGTAATTACTTAAATTAGAAACTCCTTATATAAGGAGTGTTGGAATTATTTTCCGTTTTCTAATTTTTCAATTTTGTTTCTTAATTCGTCAATCTGATATTGTTGTTCTTTAATACCTTCAATTAACAATGCAACTAACTTATCGTATTTAACTGCTTTATATCCACTTTCTCTCGTCTGAACTAATTGTGGTAATACTGCCTCAATTTCTTGTGCGATTACACCCACATCGTTTCCTTCATATCCGTGCTCAATTTTGTTCTCTTCTTTCCAATCGTAAGTATAACCACCAATCTTTTCAATTTTTTCCAATGCTTTTTCGATTGGAGTTACGTTTTCTTTGAAACGAATATCAGAAGATGAATACGCAACAATGTCGTTTGTAGCATCTATTCTACCAGCAGTAGCAGATGCAGCCATACCTATACCTAATGAATTAAATTCAACGTTTGATGTAGATGCTAATGCTAAGTTAGTTCTTGCAGTTGATACATTAGATAAATCAGATAAGTTTGATGCTTTTGATAATTTACCATCTACCAATGTTGTTAAACCAGAATCACCAGATGCAAGTGATGCCGATATTTCTATCAAAGTATCAAATGCTGCCGATGCACCACCAATCAAATCCGTTAATTCTTGTTGAACGTATGCGGTTGTTGCAATTTGTGTTGAATTAGTATTTGATGCTGCAGTTGGTGCTACTGGAGTACCTGTAAATTCCGGTGAAGTAAACATCGTTGCTTTACTTTCGTTTGTTACGTTTCCTAATGATAAGAAAGTTTTAACCGAAGAAGCAGAGCCACTAACTACTGCTAATGAATTGTTGTAATCTAAAACGTTTGCATCAAAATTTGTAATTGTATCAGCATTAACTTGAGATGAACCACTAATAGTTCCAGCAGGTAATAAAGATGTTACTTGAGCAGAAGATGATACAATACCATCTCCACCTGTATTTAAATATCTAGCATCAAAATCGGTTGTAAGTTGAGATGAACCTGATACTATACCAGTTCCACCAAATGTCAAACCACTACCATTACCACTAAATGTTCCACCTGTGAATGAGGCACCTTGATATGAACCACTAAATGAACCACTATACACACCACCTGCAGGTAGGGTAAATGTTGCACCATTTGCGAATGTTAGTGAACCTGAAACTATTGGACTATGTATTATCATCTCTCTTTTTCCTTAAATTATTTGCTTATAAATATATATTTTTTAAATAGAACCTCCATCAATTTGTGTTATAGTTGTTGCATTTGCAGTTCCGGTCACATCACCATTCAAAGTTATTTGTGCAGAACCACTAAATACACCCAAAACATTCACTTGATTTGTGATTGCAGTTGATAATCCACTAATGTTATTTGAATCAACTGAACCGCTTACGATATGACCACCTTTTGCTACAACTACATAACCACTTTCTTGTGTTGCGAATGTAATCGTAATTGTATTATCATCCGTATGTCTTAAAGTTGATGGTATAATTTGATAGCCATTAGAATCATACACTTGAGCAATTGCGTTTGGAGTATCTAAATTATGATTTACTACCCATGTCGATGAGTTAGCAAATGAACGTTGGACAGTTGCATTTTGTGATACTGATATACCTGTCAATCTACTACCATCACCAACAAATCCAGATGCAGTAATTGCACCGGTTAAGTTTATAGAACCTGTTATTGGATTTGAAGTATTAGTAGCAACTAATTCTTGTATAGTATCATTTCCTTTTTTAAAGAAAACTTTACCATCATTAACGTTCATAGCAATTTCACCATATTCTAACGAACCAGTAGAGGGAACTGCCCCACTTGTAGTGGAACGTTTGAATTTAATGATTTGTGCCATATTTTATATTCCGTTTACTATAAGTATTTATTTGTTTTCTAATTCAGTTACTTTAGCAGAAAGTTCCTTAACTGCTTGAATTAATACTGAAACTAACTTATCATATTTAACTGCTTTATATCCATTTTCACGAGTTTGAACTAATTCAGGTGCGATTGTTTCAATTTCTTGTGCAATAACCCCTAAATCATGTCCTTCGTATCCATGTTCTATTTTGTTTTCTTCTTTCCAATCAAACTCATACCCACCGATTTGGTTAATTTTATCTAATGCGTTTTGGATTGGGGTGATATTATCTTTAAATCTTCTATCTGATGATGAATATGCAACAATATCATTTGTAGCATCAATTCTACCGGTAGTTCCACTTGCTACCATTCCAATTCCTAATGAGCCAAATTGAACGTTAGCAGATGTTCCACCACCAGTTGTTGATGAAAGTGTTACTTGTGATGAACCGGAAACTACACCATTTCCTGCATTTAATGTTGTAATATTTGCAGTTCCTAATGTGGTTGAACCTGTTACTTCTAAATTACCTACAAACGCAGTATCCGTTCCATTATGATAAATTCCAGATGAACTAATATGGTCACCACCGATACCCATAATTAATTTATTTATAGGCATTCCAACTTCTTCACCTAACGAACCTGTATTACGAGGACCTGAAATCAACATACCACCGCTATATGAACTACCACTTGATTTTTGATAAATCCATCTTTCGTTTTCGGAATCCCATAATAATGAACCAGTTCCTTGAGTAGAACCCGAATCAAATACTGATATACCACCAAATCTAACTGCAGGTGTATCGTTATTTAAGTAAATAATATTTGTTCCAATTGATACTGCTGATGCTGTTATATTTTCTAATGATGATGAACCTTGAACGATTAAATCACCACTAATATACATCGAACCAGTAATAGTTTGAGTTTGAGTAAATATATTTGCTACATCTACTCTCGCAAATGAACCTGTTTCACTTTCAGTTATAAAACTTCCACTTTGTGAACCTAAATTAGACCATTTAGTATCATTTGATGCAGTATAATTACCGATTGTATTAAATTTAGTATCAACCGAACCAGTGTAAGTTGCAAGAGTTGAATCTTTTGTCTCTTGTGATGCACTAAATGAGTTTAAGTTTGTTAAAGCTGTATCAACTGAACCAGTATATGTTCCTAATGTTGTATTTTTTGTTTCTTGTGAAGATGTAAACGCTTCTAATGCATCCAATCTAACATCTTGTGAACCAGTATCACCTTCTAATGCATCTAATCTATAATCAACTGATGCTGAGAATACGTTAAATCCACTTACCCCACCGATTGTAATTTGTGAAGACCCACTCACTACACCTTCAACATCTAATTTAGTCTTAATCGTTGTATTGATTGAAGAACTAAATGAATTTAATGTAGTTAAATTAGTATCTATTGAACCAGTATATGTTCCTAATGTTGTATTTTTAGTTTCTTGTGATGCACTAAACGTATTAAGTGGTAATAATATACTTACAATTTGTGAAGAACCACTAATTACACCATCGGTATTTAATTTATTTTTAACACCCGTTGTAAATGTTGATGAATTTGTATCTAAACTTAATGTTACATCGCCAGTTGTACCACCACCGGTTAAACCATTACCTGCTGCTACTGCAGTAATATCTGCTACAGCAATTGCATTTAAAATTGCTTCCGTTCTCCAGTTTACATATTCTTTTGTTGCACCTGCAGTAAAAATGAATGTATCATTTAATGAAGCAGATGTAATTGAACCGGTATCCAATTGAGCAGAAGATGTTACACTATAAAAAGCAGAATCTCTAATTGAACCTTGCGTTCCATAATCCCATTCACCGATTAATTGTTTAAATGATGCTGAATATGCATATCTGATATCTAATGAAGCGGTTACTTGTGAAGAACCACTTACAACCGAATCTCCGTTTATTTCTAAATAACGAGTATCTAATGAAGCGGTTACTTGTGAAGACCCACTAATTACACCATCTACATTTAATTTATCTTTTACATTTGTATCAAAATTGGTAATAGTATCGGCGTTCACTTGTGAAGACCCACTAAATACTCCTTCAATATCTAATTTATCTTTTACATTTGTATCAAAATTAGTAATTGAATCTGCATTTACTTGCGTTGAACCACTAAATACTCCTTCAATATCCAATCTATTTTTAATACCACTTGAGTAATTTGTAGTTTGGGTTAAATCAACCTGTGATGAACCACTAATAACATCATCGCCATCTATTTCTAAAAATGTAAATTTAAGTGCATCTACTACTTGTGCAGAACCAGATACTACTCCTTCTGCGTTTAAACGAGTTTTAATACCACTTGAGTAATTTGTAGTTTGGGTTAAATCAACCTGTGATGAACCAGAAACTACGTCATCACCATCTATTTCTAAGAATGTAAATTTGAGAGCATCTACTACTTGTGCAGAACCAGATACTACACCATCGCCACCTGCTAATAATAATTTACTTTCACTACCTAGTTTACCACCTTTCCAAAAGTCGTTTGTAGCATCCCAAAGTAATGAACCACTAATAGTTGAACCGCCTGTTGCATCTTTGGTAATAATACCTGCAGTTGTAGCAGAACCACCATAGTTCAATTCTAATATATTTTCACCAATATTAACTTGTGTAGAGTTAATTTGTGTTGTTGTTCCTAATACTGAAAGGTCACCATTAATTGTTACATTTGTTCCATTTACACCAATTGCAGTTCTTAACGATGATGTATAATCTTGTATTCCATCAATTCTAGTTTCGTGGTCAGATGCAGTGGCGTATAATGCGTTTAATCCTGCATTTACCGAACCAGTATATGTTGCTAATGTTGAGTTTTTTGTATCTTGAGATGCGGTATAGGTGTGAATTGATATTAAATCTAAATCAACCGAACCAGTGTAAGTTCCTAATGTTGTAAATTTACTATCAACCGAACCGGTATAAGTTGCAAGAGTAGAGTTTTTAGTGTTTTGTGATGATGTAAATGCATTTAGTAATGATACTGAATTGTTTACACTACCACTATTTGTTTCTAATTGGTCTAATCTATTATCTACGGATTGTGAGAAACTACCACTTAAATAAACAATTCTACTCTCATGATTTGATGCAGTTCCAAACAATTCAACTATTGAAGCAGTTGCAGAAGCTGTATATGGTGCTAATGTTGAAAACTTAGCATCAACTGAACCAGTGTAAGTTGCTAATGTTGTAAATTTAGTTGCATGATTTGATGCAGTTCCAAACAATTCAACTATTGAAGCGGTTGTAGAACCGGTAACTGATGCTAATGTTAAAAACTTAGTATCAACCGAACCAGTATAAGTTGCAAGAGTAGAGTTTTTAGTTTCTTGTGATGCAGTAAAATTTAATAAACTAGAATCTTTTACACCACCATATAAATTATTGGCATATACATTTCTATATTTTTTATCAGTAGACCCAATGTCAAACGTATTATCGTTATTTGGGATTAATGAACTACTTAATTCACCTGTAAATACAATATTATCAGTATCTTCATTACCAAACGTAATTAATGAACCACTAAATGTAATATTACCTGCAATAGTTGCATTACCACCTAATGTTAAATTTTGAGCAGTAATATCTCCACTAAGAGTTAATGCAGAACCTGAAATTGTTCCCACTATTTGTAAATTTCCGGTATTTGTTTCCGTTAATTTTACTAATGTAATATTATCGTTAGATGCACTACTTTTACCAACTTGAATTGTTGCTAACGTACTATTATAAAATAGTTCTGATTGTTCCAATGAAGTTGGGGTAGTAGACCCTCTTCTTAATTTTAATATTGCAGCCATTTATTGTGATTTCCTATTTTATTTCATATAAATATAAATAATTGGTAAATTTCCCCCAGACATAATGCCATTTACACTTATATAAGTATTGTAAAACCAAAAGTTAAAAAAAAATCCCCCACTAATGTGAGGGATTCTTATTTTTTTATTTAGATTGGTTAGAACGTTCCACCATCAATTTCGTTTGAAGCAACGAATGAAGAACCATTCCATTGAATCAAATCACCTGCATTTGAAGGTGCAACCGAAATTAATTTTTTACTTCCGTTCGATACTACAAATGCATTTGCAGTTAAACCATTAATTACTAAATCAGATGTAATAGTAACGTTAGAACCAGCATCAGTAATATGTGAATCTACTAATAGACCACTTGCACCGATTACTTGAACTGAACCAGAAGTTGGAGTTGCATTTAATCTAGCGAATTGTTTTTCACTTCCTAATGCTCCACCTTTCCAATAATCATTTGTAGTATCCCAAAGTAATGAACCAGAAGTTGTAGCACCACCAGTTACATCTCTAACTACCAAACCACCATTTGCTGCACCAGTTCCATTCAATTCGATAATATTATCACCGATTTGGACAGTTGTAGAATCAATAGTAGTTGTTGTACCTTGAACGTATAAGTTACCAGTTACACTAACATTACCACCAACTGATAAGTTGTTTTGGATAGATGCTGTTGCGATTGTTACTGAATCAGGTAATCCGATTGTAACTGTCCCACCTGCACCTAATGTTACTGAACCACCACTTACTGAAATTTCATTTGATGTTCCTTGAACTGTCAATGAAGTATTACCTTCTACCGCAGTTCCTGCAGTTGAACCATAATCAACTTCGATTGAATTATCAACACCATTTAATGAAATACCCGTACCAGCAACACCTGCTGCTAAACTAGCTGCGGTTACACCACCTGATTTGATTGTTACATTACCAGATGTTACTGCAAAGTTAGTAGATGAGAATGAAGCAACACCTTTTGCAGTTGTTGAAGCATCTACACCACTAATTGTAATTGTATTATTTGTTACTGCAGTACTAACACCAGTTGAACCAGTTATTAATAATGATTCTGTCTTTAAGTTGATAGTATCATTACCAGTCGAACCACTAAATGCAAGAGTACTAGCAATACCAGTTAATAACGAACCATCTCCTACAAATGAACCACTAAATGAACCACTTAATTCACCAGTTGTTATTCTTAAACCACTAATTGTAGTTGAATTCAATTGTGATGAACCACTAACAATACCTGCAGGGATATTTGATAAACCTGTGTATGATACTTGTGATGAACCGCTAACAACACCTTCAACATTTAATTTGGTTTTAATAGTTGTATCAATTGAACCAGTATAAGTTGCTAATGTTGAGAATTTACTATCAATTGAAGAAGTATATGAACCGATTGTGTTAAATTTAGTATTTAACGAACCAGTATAAGATGCTAATGTAGAATCTTTTGTTTCTTGAGAACCACTAAATGTTTCTAAATTGGTTACACGTGTTCCTAATGAACCCCCGCCACCAATAGATGCTTCAACTGCATCAATTCTAGTTTCGTGGTCTGATGCTGTTCCGAATAATTCAGTATCTTTAGCTGTTAATGATGAACTAAATGAAGTATATCCAGTTGTAGATGAAATTGTTACTTGTGATGAACCACTAATCACACCATCACTACCTGCCAATAATAATTTTGATTCCGAACCACTTACTCCGGCTTTCCAATAATCATTAGTCGAATCCCATAATAAAGAACCAGTTGCAGTATTAGGACTAGTTGCATCCTTAACCAATAAACCACCATTTGTTGCACCAGTTCCATTCAATTCGATAATATTATCACCTAATTGAATTGTAGTTGAATCAACAATAGTTTGTGTTCCTGCTACAGTCAAATTACCATTAATTGTTACATCTTGACCATTCAATTCAATTGCAGTTTCAAATGCAGATTGAGATGCCTCTAATCTATCAGTTCTTAATTCATGATTAGATGCAGTTGAATACAATTCAGTTAATTGAGAATTTACTGAACCTGTATAAGTTGCTAATGTTGAATTTTTAGTGTTTTGAGATGACGTAAATGCGTGTGTTGCAGTTAAATCTGAATTTATTGAACCAGTATAAGTTGCTAATGTTGAAAATTTAGTATCTATCGAACTTGTATATGAGCCAATTGTACTAAATTTAGTATCTACCGATGCTGTATAAGTTGCTAATGTAGAATCTTTTGTTTCTTGAGAGCCACTAAATGTTTCTAATGAAGTTACTCTGGCACCAATAGAACCACCACCACCTAATGAAGCTTCGATTGTATCAATTCTACCTTCGTGGTTAGATGCAGATGCATATAATTCAGTTATATTTGTAGATGAGGTTACTAATCTGCTATTTAATGATGAACTAAAATCACTATATCCAGTTGTAGATGAAATTGTTACTTGTGATGAACCACTAACTGTCCCAGTTGGTAATAATGGAGTAATTTGAGAAGAACCCGAAACTATTCCCGTACCATCTGTGTTTGCAGTTGCTTTAATTTCAACGTTTCCACCTTTATTTAAGATGTATAATTTTTCAGTAGATGTATTATAAAATGGAATACCATCTACCGATGTATCATATGAAGCACCAGATAAATCTGGATTTGTTGTACCTTGTAATATTTTGTTTGCTGGTGTTACTGTCGAACCATCAATACCTACGAATAAGATAGAGTTACCATTAGTTGCCGTAATTCCTGCCGAACCCGTTACAACTAACAATTCACCGGCTCTTTTAGTAGCACTTGCAACGGATTCCAGCGAACCACGTCTATGTTTGATTATTTGTGCCATTTAAGTTTTCCTTTTTTAGTTTTTTTGTTAATTATATAACCTTTTTTTTGAGTTTTAAGGACATATGCCTAATGATAAAACACTATCTAGTGTCGATTTATGTATAAATATAAAAATATTTGGGATTAGTTAAATCGTTCCGGCATCAATCATATATGAACCAGAAGATATAATGTATTCTACCGCAGTTGTAAAATGTGCGGAACCAGTATTGAGAGATATAGTTGTAATACCACCTGATACTGATTTTGAAAGTCCGCTTCCTGCATTTACCGAAGAATCACCAATTGCAAAGGTATATACATTCCAAATTATACTATCAGTAAATGTGTTTACAAAATCAGCGTATGTAATATCTGCTTGATAAAGTGTATTTGTATCTTTTATATAAACAATCTGTCCATCGGTAAAATAACTAACTGATGATGATGTTAAAGTTGCGTAATTATCATATATTCTAAATAAACCACCAACTTCATATGGAGATTTAATATTAATTGATGCAGTATTTGAGTTTACTATTGTAATCGGTGCACCGGAACCTGATATTTCTACTTGTGTTACAACTGCATCTATCGAACCACTTACAAAGTTAAGACCAGTTCCTTCTGCAACTACACCTGTCAATCGACTACCATCACCAACAAATTGAGCACCTTCAATTACACCGGATGCAGTAATATCACCATCCACATATAGTGAACCAGTTATTACTTGTGACCCGGAAATGGTAAATTGACCATCTACTACCGAGGCGGTAACAACACCTTCTATTTGTTTACTTTGAATAAGTGTAGCCATATCTTAAATACTCACTATCTTTCCTTTAATTAAAAAATCAGTTGTTTGAAACTCATTTTGATTGTAACCTAATGTTTCACCGAATGTAATGATTATATTATCACCATTCACACCTATATCATAAATATTACTACTTTGTTTAATACCTTGTAAATATACATCAGTATAATCTTTTGGAATGCTAATTTTCATTTCTTCTTCTAAAAATTTCTTATTCCACAAAACTAATGTTATTAATTTATCCAATATTATAATTTGGTCTGGTGTATGAGGGTATAATGTAACATCCTGTATTACTCCGTTGATTAAATTTCGTAATCTACCCCTATTATCATACGGCATTTTCGATATGTTAGGTTTTAATCTCATTATAATAAAAATAATCTATCTCCATTTTCTTGTGACATCAAAGTATCATCTTCGTTATTCAAATATCTCAATGCAGATGGTGTTGATAAATTTTCTAAAACTTCGGTAGTTTCCGTTAAAGTAAAATCACCCTCTATTTTAATACTATCAGTTACATCTAATTGATATTGAAAATTACTTCTTTTAAATTTTACTAAAATATGTTTACCAAATTGCTCAATAATATAATCATTTGGACCAATAAATTGTCCATTCACAAATATATTAAAACGTGCATGTTCTTTTACATTTTTTCGTAAATGGGTAGGTAAATCATTTATAACTGAATTATGTAATATCCAAACCCAATATGCAGGATGTAACATATCATATGAAACCAAATGATATTCATCGGGTTCATGCATTTGTTTTAATAAACGATTTATATCACCTAATGGAGTAATCATAATTCTATAAATTTCCCAGTCACATAAAATTCATCCGTATTTTCTAAAATATAACCTAATTGTGTTGCTGATGCTGGAGAATTAGTATTAAATGTAAATGTTACTGCTTTTGTATTCACATCGTAAGTGTAAGTGTATATTGCAGGTTTTATAAACACTCCATTTATATAAACTCTAAACCAGTTCGTATCATCGAACGTGCTTCTCAATTCTGGCGGGCATTCGGGGATTTTTACATTATCTAATGTGATTGTGTTACTATCCACAAAAGTACCTGGATATGAACCTCTAATAGTGATGAAATCTAATATATCTGAATACTCATTATATACCACTTCGTTTTTAGCAGAATAATTTGTATGAGTATTACCAGTCAAATCAGTTTCCAACCCCCAAACTACTTTTTTAGGTGTTAAAACTTTCTTAGTAGTAGATTCATTATCAAATTTTTCAGGTAATAAATACGCATTCACTGTCATACTGAATGTACTTCTTACAACTCTTTGTGAATTATCACCAACTTCTTGTTGATTATCAAATGAATCGATTTTTACTCTAAATTTAAAACCACCTTTATCACCCCAATACTCATCGGTTGCATATTGAAATGCTTCCAGTATTTTATTCATATGTTCGGTAAAATCTGTCCATACCATTACTTCATAAGTAATAGTTACATAATCCGGCATTGTAATATTATATTGTTCTACCGGTCTTCTTGCTCCCGTCATTTGAGAGAACAAATCGTATTTATGTTTCTTTGAGTATTTAGTTACGGATGGATAAATAAGATGTCTATTCATAGTACTTGCAATAGATTCATCTCTTGCAATTGAATTACGTTTGAATACCACCATTGGTAATTGAATTTGGCCGTTCTTATCTCTTAGAAAGCCATCCTTCTTAATATTTTTCCATCTTTCAGGATTTCCGTATAAAACAGGTACTTTTACCTTTTCACCCAACACTTCGACAGTAGGCATGACAACATCCATCATGTGTTCAGCAATTGCTAAATCCACATCGTATAACTTAACCCCTTTATGATTTTGAGGTTCGGTTTTAAGTTGATTTGCCCTATTGACAGATTTTTTTAATGGGTCTATTGACATTAGTATGTTCTCTCCTCAATTTGTATTTGTGAACGTCTTACTAAGAAACCAGTAGCTATTAATTGCATTCTAGCATCTTCAAATGTATTAGTTTGTGGGTCATATATTTGTGGTGAACCACCTACTAAAACACTTTCTTCTATATTATTCAATTCATAATAATATCCATCAAATAAAATTACATCACCCACCTCTGGATAACCAGTAAGTGTATTTTGAATTGCATCTGCTGGTATTTCCGTTCCATTCACTGCAGTTATTTTTGGTATTTCATGAGTTCTTAAACGATGTCTCATAAAACGAAATTCAATTGTGTTTGTGCTATCAGGTCCAAATTCATCGTAATTAGTAGTTACTTGCTCTCTTTGAACTATACACATTAAATTTGCAGGTTGATGATAAACTTTACCAATTGATTCACCATACAAATTTGTTTTAGATTCTCCTACCGAAACTTTGAATAGAGTAACTGCTTGTTGCACTACATAATCCACTACTTCTTCAGCAATGGTTTTTATGAAATCTAAATCTCTACTATGAAAAAATTTTGCCATAAAATTAACCTATGTATATTGCAAGTGGAACTTTGTTTAATATTTTTTGTTGATGGTCAATAATATTAGATTCATTTTCCATTCTTTGTTTTTTACTTACCTCTTCCAAATTCTCTCTTAGTTGTGTTACTAAATTTTCTTTTTCGGTTTGTGCTTCTGCTCTTAAAGCTGCACCATCCAAAGAAACATCAGAACCAGGAATTGGAATAGTAGAATATTTTTCTCTAATTGCACCTAACAACTCTTTTGCAAGTGCAAGTGTATATTTTCTAATCCATTGTTTACCAACATCGTTGATATTTGAATATGCTTTGAAATTATATCCAACATTAGAGTAATCACTAACTACATTTGGTCTTACGACTGTAGCACCTTCTCTAAAATCTTTCTTTACAATATATTCAAACCAAAGTTTACTATCAGTTGTTGGTATTGGGAATATTTGTAATTTATTGTTTGTAATATTGAATGTATGTGCAGATTTACGAATTTGGTCATTAAATTCAATTGCCTGAATTCTTAACATATCTTCATAAAGTGGCATTAAAACGAATTGTGCTGCTGGTGAGAATGAACCAAATCCAAATTCATCAATTAAGTTTAATGTTCCTTGTCCACTTACTGAATAAGGGTCAAAGAATCTATTAATTGCAGGTGTTGGTTCGTGGAATACTCTTGTAATATCAATTCGTTCACCACTCTCACTCACATCACCCCAAAGTGCTTGTAAATCATAATCTTGTCTACCAGATGTCATATCAATTGAACCAGATTTAACATCTATATTACCACCTACACCTGCAAGAGTTCCATATGAATCCGCAATAGTGATTACGTTATGCAATTCACTACCTAAAACTGATGATGTTGCAAAATTATTACTTAATTGTTGACCTTCTAATGCACCTAAATTTTGTCTTATACTAAATTGGTTTACTTGTGCAGAATATTCACTTACTGCCTCTTCAAAAACAGCAAAGAATGAACTTGATAATAGTTCTATATCAACAATAGGATAGCCTAAACGTTGTGCACACCATGTTGCTACCTTTGGTGCATCTGAAACGAATTCAGAATCAGTGTCATAAATACCAAATGGGGTTGAACTACCAGAAACAAAGGTTGCTACACCCGTCCATACTCTTGATTGAGACATATATTACTCTCCTTAATACAATTATTCACATATAAATATAAAATAACAAAAAAGGGAGTGAATTGCTCCACTCCCTTCGTTAATTCGATTATATTTTACTATCCTAAGTTTACTAATTTGTATTTTGTAGAATATAATAGTTTAGCGATATTATCTAATTCATTTTGTATCCAACTATCTTTTAATTTTTCAGTTTGTCTTTCGTTTTCTAAGAATTTAATAAGTTTATCAAAATAAGCGATTATATTTTCTTTTGATGCATCATTATCATTTCCGTTTACTTGTTTATAAGTTATTAATCCGTATTTACCTTGATATGCCTCAATTAATCCATCTAATAATGGTATAAGTTCCGTATAATATCCTTCTAATGCTAAATGAATAGCAAGAGAACCCGGCCCTTTTGTTAAAGTATGAAATTGATGTGCTTGAGTTCTACTATGAAAGAAGATTGATGCTAATTGTTCCATTAAATTTATTCCTTTGTTACAAATAAATATATTTTATTTTAAAAAAGAGTTGATTTTATTTTTTGTGATGAAAATTTACTATTTAAAACATCCAATCCAATTTCACTTTCCCATTTATTTGCTATTGAATTCATTTCGTTGTGATAAAATTCATTCATATGAGTTTTTACAAAATCATGATTACACATTATTGTTGGATGACCATCTTTATTTCCATTTTCTAAAATATATGATGATGGAATGTAATTTTGAGAAAATTTTTGTAAATTTTCAGTTGTGTAAACACAATTCTTATAATCATCTAATAATAATTTTATGGAATCATTTGTATTTATAAAATTTCCATCATCGGTATTTAATAATCCAAATGCTTCTACTATTTTATAGTTACAACCTATTAAATCTAAAAATGATTTTATACTTTTTACACTAAACCATGTGTTATATATTGAATGAGTATCGTTCCAAATTTCATTTACAAATTTTTTACCAAATATATGTTCTGAATTGTAGATATTTCCATTTAAATTAAATCGATTAATACGTTCATCATAAATATCAAATCTATTTACACTACTTAACATTATCAAAACATCATCATCTTTGTTAATTTTGTAGTTCAAATCAGTTTCATATAATTTTAAAGCAATATAATAGTTTCCAGCACCAGGATATCCAAAATTATGATGTATTTCATAATTAGTTCCAATTATATCAGCCCAACTTGGCCATTTATACTTAGTAAAACTACATCCAAATGTAAATAATCGTTTCTTTAGCATATTTTTAAATATAAAAAAGGGAGATTTCTCTCCCTAAAAAATGAATATGAAAAATAAAAACAAAAAAATCTAATATTGAATCATCGAAACCGGAACATTGTATGAAGCAAAACCACCAATTACTCGTAAGTTAGCTTTTGTTCGGTTGATTTTAGTAACCTCTAATTCTCTACCCATCAATTTAGGGTGGTTGACCGTAACTTTCATACCAATTTGTAATCCCATTTTCTTTTCTAAGGATTCGATGTTACGTTTTTGTTTAATTAACTCTACAACCATCTGATTAAGGTTGCGTAACTCTGATACTGATAATTTTGATAATTCTGAATAGTTCATAATTTTATATTTTAAGTTTTAAATGTTTATCTCTTATTACAAAGCTAATATAGGTAATTTATTTGATATTTCCAAATTATTTACCACTTTTTTTTACAAATATTCCGGTCCTGTCCATTTATATTTCGCAGTTCCATCAAAGATATTTCCTCTACTATGTTTAGCAGGGGCTCTCCAACTTGCTGGTTTCATTAAATCACCTCTTTTTACTGGTAATCCTTGAAAGTGGCCATCATACATACAAACAAACCCCCAAACTGAACTACCACTTTGTATTTTAATGAATTTAGAACCTTTTTTAAACGTTAAAGGTGTCCAACTATACACAACACCATCAAATTGTTTATTAACTCCTTCTAACCAGATTTCAAATTGAGTTTTCATATCTTTTATGTTTTATTGTTTATCTCTTAATCTTACATAGCTAAACTACAACATTTTTACCACTTTTCCAAATATTTTAACACTTTTTTTTCAATTATTTTTGGCCATTGATAATCAACTAGTTATGGACATAAAAAAAGGGAAACCGAAGTTTCCCTTTTCTATATTGAATCGTTAGTTTGATTCAGTTAAGATTAGATTGAAGCCAAATCTTTAACATAAATCTTACCATAGAATTCTGGACGAACCATCTTCTTAGCGTAACGAGTCATAACACCACGTCTTGGCGTGAAGTTAGTTGGGTCGTACACTAATGGAGTCATAATCAATGGAACGTATGGAGCGTACACAGCACCAGTCTCTAAGAAACTAGAACCTTTGAAACCTAACAAGATTTCGTTAGAAGTCATGTATGGGTTTTTGTAGACTGTGTAACGAGAAGCTAATGAACCTACTTGAGATACACCAGCTGCGAATGAAGCTGCATCTTTATCAGCGTTCACTACGAATCCAGGAATTGATTCTAAGATAGTTGCGATATCTGGAGATACAACGATGAAGTTAGCACCACCACGCAATGTTAATTGATGAATCTTATTAGATACTTTGTTAATCTTAGTACCCAAAGTTTGGAACCAAGTATTTTTTTGGTATGCTAATGAAGAAGAACCTGCTGACCAAGTACCAGCTGTAGAGTTGTACTCTTCACCGATAGTTGCAGACCAGTATTCAGTTGTTAAAGCGTTTGCTTTTAACATATCTAAGATTTCTAAGTCAATCTCTAATGAGATATATTCAGACAACATAGATGTTAATTCAGCTTCAGCATCAATTGAGTGGTATGCATTTAAATCTTGTGCCAACTCTGGAGTCCACACTGCTTTTAACTTACGAGTCTTAGCAACGATAGCCTCTGAACGTAATTCCAAATCAACTTCTGGAATAGCGATGTCAGTTGCTGGTTCTGTTGGAGTAGCATCTTCGAAATCACCTCTTGTAGTAGAAGTTGGAGCTAATGAATACTTAACTGTCAATGCAGTTTTAGTAGCTACTGTCGCAACTTTAGCGAAGAATGTTACGTTAGTACCATCATAGCTAGAGTGTGCTGGGTAGAATGTATCTGCTGAATCAAAACCTGATGCAGAGATATGGAATGAACGTACTGCATCAAAATCTGCTGCAGAGTTTACGTTTGCTTTAGCAATTGTAATTTTTGCTAATGTACCTGCTGCTACTGATGCAGATAATGCTGCATCATACTTTACTTCTGCCCAAGATGCTGTTGCATATGTTTGGTTAGATGTAGATACTGATACTGATTGGTCGTTGATTGTGTAAGAATATCTTCCTTCACCATAAAGACCGTTTACTGCTGCTTTAGTTCTACCGAAATCACCATCGAAAGAAGTAGTACCATTACCACCAAACAATGATTTACCATTGAATTTAGTAGCACCTTGTACTGCTGTTCCGTATTTGAAATCTAGATAGAAGATAAGACCTGAAGGTAAGTTCATTGGTTGAACTGAAACGAATTCTTTCGCTGCAATTTCACCAAAAATACGTCTTACCAATGGTAATGCTACACCAGACCACTCTTCTGAACCTGCAGAAGTACCAGTTGCTGTTGCTTCATCCAATAATTGTTTAGCTTGGTTCTCTAATAGAACTGCTACTTGAGATTGCTCTCTTTCTTTTAAACCTTCTAAAAGACCAGTTTGTTCCCACTTGTTCTTCAATTGACGTGTTTCAGCCAACATTACTGATTGTGGGTTCTTGCCTTCCATAAGTTTAGATAAATTAAAATTTGCCATTTTATTTTTCTCTCCTTAGAATTTTTTGTTTTGTTTATTTAATATTTGCTAACTTTTTAAATCTTTCAGCCATATCGTTTGATTCGTTGATAATTGCAGCCTTTGGTGCAGTTGAAGCAACTTTCTTAGATGCGAATGATTCAGTTATTTTTGTTGCTTTTACTTTCTTAGCAGTTCCACCAATTTTCATTGATTCAGCTAATGTTGCAAAAACTAATTTCACTTCTCTAACATTTTGAGTTCTGTCTAATGTTTCAACAACTTTGTGCTTTTGCTCATTTGTTAAATCATAAGAACGGAATAATTTGTTAGTGTAAAGTAATTTTGCGTTTAACAAGTTTACTTCGTTGATTGTAGATTTTAAAGATTTGATTACTTTGTAAGCTTCTTCTAATTCTGCTTCCATTTCTGCTACATTATTAGATTCTTCTTCTTCACCTTCTTCATTAACTTCTTCATCATCTCCGTATCCCATTTCACGTAAGATTTCTTCCAAGTCGATTTCGTCTTCTTCTGATACTTCTGCAGTTTCTTCTGATTCCTCTTCTTCAACTGCTGGAGCTTCAACTTCTTCTTCCTCTGCAACTGCTGCATCATCTGCATCAGCATCATCGGTTTCTGAAACTTCATCAGAATCACCACCTAATTCGTCTTCTAATTCACGAATAATGGATTCTAAATCTAACTCGTCTTCGTCTTCTTCGTTTACTGATGCACCTGTTGGGTCATCAATAACACCATCTTGATTTTCATCTTCGCCTTCACCTTCTGCAAGAGGCATGTTTTCGTCCTCTTTACCTGGTTCAGCTGTTTCTTTTTCTGTGTCACCTAATTCAGTGTGAGCATCAGTTGCGATACCTTGTGGTGCATCACCATCAGTTCCACTACCGTCTTGTCCTTCGCCTGCTCCGATTTCTGATGAATCTTTTGCATCAACATCATCAGCACCATACTCTTCATTTACATCAGCTTCTTCTTCTTCGCCTTCCATTTCGGCTTGCAATTTCTTAGAAAGAATTGATTGTAATCTTGGAGTAAAAGCTTCTTCTAATGCGATTTTAGCGTTAGCAATAGCAGTTTCACGTACGGCTTTAGCATCAGCAATTGCATCTTTTAACAATTTTGAATTTGCCATTTGTTTACTTTCCTTTACTTTTTCTGAAAATATTAAGGGAGATTTTCAATAGAATGTGTTAGGTTAGTTGTTCGGTCACCTCATAAGAATGGGTATTCATTAACCAACATTTAATTTTAAATCCACAATAGAGGTGGATTATTTGAAAATAAATATATAAATGTTTATAGAAACATTAAATTTATTACATTTTTTAAAAATTTTTATTCAAAATTTTTATCTTTTTGGGGTTTTTGTTCTTCTTTACCCTTTTTCTTTCTTTTTTTAGTGAAAAAACGTATAGTTCTATCACCTTCTGCTATTTTTTGTAGAGCAACTCTTTTTTGTTCCTCTCTAACAGCTTTTTGTTTTTGTAACCTTCTTTTAGTAGTAGGTTTAACGTATTCTTTTCTTTCTCTCAATTCTAAGAGATGTCCAGATTCGTTTACTTTCTTTTTGAACTTTTTTAAAGCCTTTGCAATGTCTCCATTACGAACTTCGACCGTAACTCTTGATAATCCGCTCATTAATTTGATTTAAATTGTTTTGTTGTAACTATTTGAGAATAAGTATGTCTTTTAAAAATTATTTGCTTAAAAGAAATAAAGCTTCTTCTGCTTCTTGTTGATTTTTAATTTTTGGGTCTTTATACATATCAACTTTGTATCCTCTTAACGCATTTGATAAGAATATCATATACTTAGGATGACCTAATTTCTCTTCTAAAGCAGATAATGAATCATAGAACGATTGTTCGTTTCCTTTATTCATTTTTTCTGCAGTTTTATATTCATCTTTGTGTTTATCTATATAAGATGCTTTTGAATCGGAATATCCATGTGCTGCTTCTTTTACTGATTCGTTTGCTGATTGAAATAATCTCACCGAAAGGATTACATCATTACCGATTTTTAAATTATTTACTTTATGTCTTTCTAAATCGTAAGATGGATTACCTATTGTGTTTGCTTTTGCAATTACACCATTCTTAATAAAATGTGGTTGTAGTCCAGAGTAATTATCATCTCTAAACATGAATACATCCGTTGGATTTTCTTTTGAGATTTTAATTATCTTAATTAAACCATTTTTACCCATAAAACATCCACCTTCACATTTAGTTCCACCATAGGTTTTACCTTTTTGGAATGTAGATTCGTTTACTGATTCATTATGTGCTTTTCTATATCTAGCTAATGAATTAGCAAGTTCTTGTTCCATCTTTTTAGCAACTGCAGTAGTTACTAAATTATTAGCATGGAGAATATCAACTACTGTCAATGCATGTGAATATCTTTTATCACCAGTTAAATGACCAGAATATATTTTTGCAACTTCTTCACCATCACCTGGTTTGTAAGTTTTGATTATTTCGTTTACCGATTCATTTTGAGTATCTAATTGAAAATATACTTTATTTTTTACTTTTTGAAAAGCATCAACTGCAGATTTCTCATTACCAACAAAATGCATATTCAATCCAATTTCATTTGAACGAACACCCTTTTTAGCTAATGCCAAAATTTGTGATGCAACTGATTTTGAAATTATTTCTTTCGGAGTTCCTACGTGAATAAAATGTTTTAATCCTTCGTTTACTGATTCTTCAACAAATCCTTTACTTTTGAAATCTTTAATTCCGTTTTCTAAATCTACTTTGTTTTTAAAAATCTTAATATCCCAAAAATCACTACCATCGTTGTGTTTTTTATGTCCATCATGTGAACTGATACTATATTTTGCTTTACCAATACCAGGATTTACTTTGAATGCTTTTTTACCTTCATTTACTGAATTACATCCACAATCTTTTGATTCTTTTACTGATTCAGATGTTGGAACACAATTAGGAACTTCTTTACCATCCTTCATTTTCATTCCAACTTGTTTATATCCATCCCAACAAGGTGATGCTTCGTTCATTCCTAAACGTCCTTTCATCTCATCTTCGGTAATTTCACCTATTTTATAATAACGAGATAAGATATGTCCCATATCTTCATATAATCCATGTAATCTTTGGTCTAAGTTTTTTGCTTCAACTGCTACTTTATCAAATTGACTTCCCAATTTATCAAGTTCACTCATATTTCTCTTCACTGTCTGTGCATCAAACCAACCATCTGCTTCGTTTATCGCTAATTGTTTAGCTGCTTCAGTAATTCCACCTAAAACTTCTGCAATTTCAGCAATATCAGATTTTCTATCCATCATTTCTTGATACTTGTTGTATGTAGAAACGATTTCTAAGAAATGTTTTTTTACTTCGTTTGAGAATTTTTTAGGTTCTTCACCTTCTTTCACTATGTTAGATAAACGTATCATTTATATCTCTCCTATTATTTACTGAATGCTTTAATGATTCCTTGTGCGAATTTATTTCCTGGTTTACCAACAATTGCAGTTGATATATCCATTCTATTACTTAATGTATTTGGGCCTTTTAATTTAAGATATGCTAATAACTTTCTATCGTTGATATTATTATCATCAATAAATTTCTTAACAGCTTGAGTTCTTAAACCAGTTAAACTAGCAATTTCTTCTGCTTCTGATTCATTTACTAATTTTGATAAAGAAATTCTACCTTCGTTTTTCATATAAGGTTTATTATCAAATACTGATTGAATCATATCTGCTTCTTTATGGAATCCGTTCATTCTTAATGTGAATGCAATACTATCTGCTGCATCTACACCATCCCAACCAGATGCTTGTGATACATCAGTACCATAATCATCAATATCACCAGTTCCATTCATATAAATTGAACCATCGGCACTATTTTTTCTAATATCGGCCATTTTCTCTTTATATTTAGGGTCTTTGATTGATGGATACTCCGGTCTTTTAGCAAATTCAGGTTTCCCTTCTATCTTAGCAACTAATTCTCTTGCTTCACTATGAAAATTTGAATCAGTTAATGCAGAAACTGCTGCTTGGAACATTGCTTCTTTATATTTTTCATTACCCAACTTTTGTGGAGTAATACCATATTGTTCTGCCTTCTTCTTAGCTTCTTTATTTACCGATGGATTACCTGGTCTTTTCTTAGCAGGTTCTGATTTAGGTTCTTCCTTAGATGTTTCCTTATCTTGTGCAAATGGTTTCCATAATCCTCTACTATCGATTTCTTTTTTAGTAGATGGTGCAACATTTGCATCCTTTTGATGTGGATACTTCATTGGGTTGTATGGTTCTAATTCTGATGTGTTTACATTACCATCAGCATCAGTTTTAGTTTCACCTCTCTCATCACCTAATCTTACAATACCAACTGATTTAGTTCTTTTATTGTAAACAACCGAATCAACACCCATAGATGGAGTTGAAGATGATTGTTTAGGTTCTTCCTTAGATGGTTTATCAAAAATATTTACCTTAGAAGTTTTACCAGTAGATTTAGCTGATTTATCATCTTCTTTTTCGGAGTGAGTTCCTGCTTTGATTGCAGCATCTCTACTATCCTTTGATTTAAACACTGCGGTTTTACCACTTGCCTTATTAGTAGCGGTAAACGTTTCTTCATTAAGTAAATTCTTTAATTTCATTTGTTATTTCCTTATTATTAAAATCCAACTGATACGATTTGACCATCAAACTCTATCCAACGTAATTTCATAGTGCTTAAATCTCTTAAATCTGATGTATCTAATCTATTTCTTCCTATTGGAACTTTTATTTCAACAATATTACCATGAATACCATCCCAAATTGTTTGATGTTTTCCACCAAAGAATTTTTCAAAGGTATTGATTAATTTTTGTTTAGTAGAATCTAATTCATTAAATTTAATTTCAGATGCTTCTTTGATTAAATTTTTATTTTCAGTAACAATTGTCTTATGTGTATATAAATCTAACTTACCATCTTCTTTAATCTTTACTTCATAGTTAGTTTTACGAATATCGTTATGACCACCTTTATATGGAGTATCACCAACTTCTTTTTTGATGCTACCCATTTCTATCTTGTTATTCTTTAAATAATCTTGTATTGAGAATCCCATTTTATCTTTCCTTTATGATAATTCAGTAATGATTTCTCTCATAAGGTCTTGTGCCTTACAATAATCACCACAAACTACCGCTTGTTCTTGTAATTGTTTATTTACGGATTCATTCATTGGTGTCATAAATGCACCATGAGTAGATGGATTGGATACAAAATCCCAACCAATTAGTTCAAAATCTTCACCAACTTTCACCTTACCCTCTCCCATAGGAGTTACTGAACCCATACCACGAGAAGAAATACCTAAAAGGATTCCTGCTCTTAACAATTCTTTTAATATATTACCAGATGGAGTTGGTAAAATTTCTACTGTCCCGCATAAATCATTACCTTCCCACCAAATTTCTCTTACATTGTGTGAAACGTTTTTTAAGTTGATTACTGATGAATCTGGGTGGTCTAATTCTCCTAATGCACGTCTTTCCTTAATAAGAGTTTCGTATTTCTTTGCTTCTCTTTGTAAGATTTCTAACGGATATACTCTACCATTCTGATTTTCAGCAACAGCTCTTTGCAAAACACCTTTAACAAGTGTTCTACCTGATGCATCTTCGTTGATTTTACCTTCAAATAGGTTAGTCTCAATTAATAAATTTTTCATTATGCTCCCCAAACGTTTCTTTTCTTAAATAAATCAAAAAATATTGCAGAAACTTCTTTACGAATAATATCTCTAATGATTTTTTCATCTTCACTAGTGATTTCTTCATTAACAAACCCCCATTTTACTTTAAGGATTTCCTCATCAATTATTTCTAACAATCTTTTCTTAGTCATTCGGTTAATTACCACTTTTTCTTTTTAGCTTCGTTTTTCTCACCTTTACCATTCCATGCTGCATCAATTTTATCAAAAAAAGCTTTCTTTTCTTCTTCTGACATTTCTGGAATAGATTTTCCAGCCTTATCTAATGCTGCTTGAAAGAATTGTTGGTATTCAGTTTCTTCTACCATCACTTCTTTAACGATTTCTTTTAGTCTTGCACGTGATATTTTCATTATTTTTCTATCTCCTGTATTGTTTTTGCAATGTTAATTAATCTCTCTTTTATTTTATAAATATGACCGTGAGTTCTTTTCCAAAAAACATCGGATGATAGTTCGTTCATCGTCTTAATTTGATTATACCAACGGAAAAACTTCTCTACTTCGCTCAATTGGTGTTTTAATTCTTTCAATCCTACTGCTAACTTCTTATTAGCGTGCATTGATTCATCATTTTTCAATTCTAACCAACGATTTACTGGTCTTTTAACTTTACCTTCGGATACTGATTCGTATTTACCTCTTAGTTTTCCTAATGATTTAAGAGCATCCTTTTCGTTCTTCTTAAAGTAATCTTCAACTTCTCTTTTTGTATCAAATGATAATTGGCCTTTACCTTTCTTCACATCATCTACCCAAAATGAATCAGAATCTCTATCAAATTCGTAGTATCCTATGAGTTTTCCGTTTGATAATACTTTACCATCTTTAACTTCCCAACTTTCGTTTACCGATTCTTT